TCTATGAGCTTCTGCATGTTCTTCAATAGTTAATTCTATCAAGTTTTCTGGTTCGTCTGTTCCTCCAAGATGTTTAGGAACAATATGATGTAAATGTTTCATTGTTTATCTCCTGTCGATACTATTATTTATAATAGACAGGATTTTATCAGTTTATGGTGGAGGTGGGGGGATTTGCACCCCCGTCTTACCAACCTATATGCTACGTCTCAACGACCTCGACAATCTCTATTTATAATCGTCTATTACAGATTCATCCGGTAAAGTACTACTAGTTGCATGGGTCTGAAGTGTTGTCCCGTAGAGCGCACTCCGCGAATTTTGCAGATTGACAAGAAGCCAAGCCACAAAAGGATAACACCATGAATAGGAGTAATAAGTATTTTAGCATTCTTTATTTCCTTTTAAAATCTTTTCTGACTCTTCGTATGGAAAGTAATAACCAATAAGAACTTCCATAGCATCTCTATATCGTTTAAAGTCTTTAATGTCTTCGCATTCATATGATGCTAAGGTGTTTTCTTTTCTTTTTTCTTTTAGACGTTTAATATCTTGTTTAACAATTTTCCAATCTTCGACAAGGGTCTGTCGCATAATCTGATCAACTTCGATATCAATAGTCACTTTCATTTCAGAGCTTCCTTATCTTCAGGATTGAAATCATGCTTCTCTACTTCTTCAATTGGCATAGAAAACCATTCGTCAGAACCAGCACGCTTGTACTGGATATCCTGCATCGGAATCATTACCATTTCTTTAGTCTGAGGATGAAGCATCATCTTAGAGAACATAACAATTCGCATATCATCAATTGGTTGTTTAGCAGAAAGACCGCCAGTAGGAACTCCTTCGATAAACACAGTTGACTTCTTTTTTAAATTACTAAGAAGCAGATCATCACTCATGTTTTTTGCCCTCTTACTTTATCGAGAAGTTTAGAAAGAAATTCAATGGCAGAATCATTAAATGTTACATCACGAACTACACTAGTCACACAATACTTCTCTGCGACTAAAGCATTTCCGTCCTTTGTTTTATCGTACTCGACGGTTAAAGCTCTACGGTCATTAGAAATCATAAGCTCTTGTCTCTTACCGGCAGTTGTTTCGCCACCATAAACAGTCACAAGATGATTGTCGTCAATATACTTCATAAACTCCTTATTTGGATAACACTTTGATTCTTGTTTTACTTCTTGAGCGGCAGCAATTGCATTATAAAGCGTTACGCCAATAAGAATGCCACATAGCATGTATGTAACTCTAACCATATTTTCTCCTATTCTACATCAATAATAGCATTGACGCTAAGACAAGTATATTCTATTCTATTTTGTTTACGGTCGTAGTGATATGTATATTTGAGAGGAATGCCACCAGAATCTAAACAATTCTGATCGAATACCTGTTTACGGTTATAATCTTCATATGCTGCATATACTATGATACAAACCATAACAACTGACAAAAACGTCATAGTATTTAATACAAATTCCATTATTTTTCTGTTCATCATAACACCCTCAGTAGTATCGTGTTTTCGTTAATACGTGCCTGTAACGGCGCATGGTTCTTGAGTTCTTGATCAATTTTTCTAAGAATGATTTTTCCACCATCTTGTACTTTCTTAACCCACTCTTCGGGTTTTCTACCAGTACGCATCGTGAACGAAGTGTTCTCGTCATACTTAATGATCGCAGTCCCTTTAACATCGAGACCTCCTCTGTCAAGCGCACGAAATACCGAGATAGTCTTATACTTAGTATTGAACGTCCAAAGTTCTTGCGCACCAATGATCTTCTCAGGATTAATCGACGCAATTTTGAACGTACTATCTTCTTTCTGATACTTGAACGATTTAAGTTTCTTCTCGACTGATTGGACTCTCGGTTTTCTCGGCGTGCGAGTTCTTTTCGCAACTCCTGCATACTTTTCGGCATCATCGCACATAGTAGAGTAGAATTTAATAAGTTTCTGAAGATCGCTCTTTTTGCAGTTTCTATATCCTTCTTTGAGCTGTTCATCTTTGCCCTCATATGCTTCAATCAATTCATTTAGAACAGGAGCGAGTTTGGATATGATTGAGTTTGAATATGATGCAGGTATTTCATTACTCTGCAACCAATTATACAAAGAGAACTCTACATCGTTATGAATATAATCGTCAATCATACCTTCAATTTCGCCTATAATATCACTTGTCTTTTCTTTAATTCGATCTTGTATAGAAACCTTTTGTTTTATTTCTACTACTACTTCCTCTTCATGATATTTAGAACATATAATTTGTAATTTCTTTTCAAGATATGGACGAGCATCAACAGGTAGTTCATAGCCTTTCGTTACAAGTCTGGCAATCCAAGCAATAGTAGTGGGGACAAGGGAATCAGGTATAGATTTAATCTTCTTAACTTCATTTACTCTGCCCATATTTTTAAGATATGTTATCAGATATTCTTTTGCATCCACATTGGTGCACATATATGAATACCAATTAAGTGCATTCATATAATCCAATTTAGTAAGTGGCTTAGTAAATACCGGCTCATCGCCCAAATGCTTCTGATTGACCAGATACTGTTCTGATTTTGTAGTTCGAACAGTCTTTGGTTTACGTTTAACTAATGCTGGGCGACGAGCCATTTATTACACTCCGTAAAATTCGTTGCGAGCGCGAGCATTCTCTTCTTGCGTAACCCACTCTAGATTTTTATAATAAAAGTTTTCTTTGTTATGATCGATATGATTTACCAACATATTCTTCATGATAAACTTTTTAACTGAATCCGGAGTATTTTTCCACTCCTGATCTGTTATATTTGAGTTTTTTGGTTTTTCCAAAGGAATAAATGCTTCTGCCACAATCCTATGAACCAAAACCTTTTTATACTTTCCTGACTTAGTCTTAAGATTAACTCTTGGATAAAGGCAAGTAGTATCAGAATTTGCTGTTAAATAATTAAGTGTTCTAGTATTAAGAATATTACCTTTACGATCTACTACATAACCATCAAACTCTTCACCATGATAAGTAACAACAGCTGTAGAAGGCATCTTACTTCTCCTAGAGAGATATATCAACTTACAATTACAATTATAATGTTTTTATACAAGAAGTCAACTAAATATAATGTCCGTCACGAGTTGGGAGCTCTACGGACTCTAAACCTAACAAGGAGGTCCAGCATGTATATTTATAAGTTATACGTAAAAACTCACACCAATACTGGTATGAAATACCTTGGATACACAAAACAGGATCCTTATACTTATAAAGGTTCTGGAAAATATTGGAATTTACATTTAGAAAAACACGGAAATGATGTGTGGACTAATGTTATATTTCAAACAGATCTGAAAAACGAAATAAAACAAATGGGTATGTATTATTCTATCCTTTGGAATGTTGTTGAATCTGATGAATGGGCTAATCTAAAATCAGAAGAGGGAGATGGAGGGTTTACTCATGATATTATTGCTTTGGGAAAAAGAAACGGTTTAAGAAATCATGAATTGGCTCTAAAAGGGGAACATCCTTTTCAGAAATTAAAATCCAAAGAAAAAGCATCACAAACGAATAAAAAAAGAAATTCACTTTTAATAGAAAAACATCAACATCCTTTTCAGATAAACAGACAAAAAAATGAAAAAACATGTAGCGAAAGAATGAAAAAATTACATAAAGAAGGAAAACATCCCGCACAAAAAGAAGAAAACAAAGAAAAAATAAGAGCTAGGATGCTTTCAAAAAACAGTCCATCGAAATTAAAAAAAGAATGTCCAAATTGTAATGGGTTATTCTCATTAACAAATTTCAGCAGACATTTCAGAAAATGTAAAATGGGGGACTAATCCCCCATCAATCATGCTGCAGAAGCCATTTCTACTGCTAACTCTAATGCTTTAGTCTTAAGACTTTTATTATACCCATACCAAGCAGAAGTTATTCGGCTGTCAGCCGATCTTCCGATTAGATGATCAGTAGCGTAAGTAACTGCATTAAAACTATTCCACCATGTTCCTGGAGCAAAATCAGATCCTGGTTGATTTTCTACCAAAGCAAGAGCCTGTGATGCATTACGGGACATATCTTTTTTGCTATTACTATTTCCAGTAACTGGAAAAATCCTCTGGAAATATTCAACAAGAGATTCTTCTTTGTACTTTTTAGAACCCAAGAAACTTGCCATCTCTTTATATTTTTCAAGTTTCTCTTTACTAATACCAAGCATCATCTTAACATTATCGGTATTAAATTCTTGACGATGACTAATCTTAACCATGCGTTCTACTGCAGAATTAAGAGACAAAGTTAAAGTATTGTTACATACTACTCGGATTGGAGTCATTCTCACATCTGTCGAAAATCCGTAGCGATGAAAGTTAGAGAACAGTAAATAATTATCAATTCGATCGCCTTTGAACAGCTCGAATGAATCTTTTACCTTAGCAAGTGCCCAAACTATAGTTCCTCCTTTAAGAGATCCAGCCGTTTCCATAGTCATATCACCGGCAGCAACGAATTCGTTAAAAAAATCAAAAGCTGTTTCATTTTGAACTGGATACCAATCGTCAGAAACAATATCTAAGATTTTATTGTCTTTAGAACGAATAAGAGCAGAGCGTCCAATCTCTTCTGCTTCATCATTTAGGATAATGAAAGCTGGTTCTTTTCTAACAGTCCAATTGAGATCTGCTTCCTCTAACATCTGCAAAGGAGTCAAATCGCTACTGACTTCTTTACCAAGGGAGTGCCAAGGTTTTTCGTTTGCCCAAGCCATTGATTCAATTTCATGTGCCATTTTACTTCTCCGTCACTTATCAACCATCATATACAAAGTATACTATTCTTTTTAAAAAAAGTCAAGCACTCTTTTTATCTATAGGACTACGGCCATGATGAGCGAATTTAAATCCACACATCCACTCCTGTTGTCTATAGAGTTCTGTTTGAACGAGATTATGATTAGTCTGATCGACAGAAGTATAATCGTAAGGACAATCTTCTACGCGACCTCCCTCATAATAATGTTCGACTCCTTCTTCGAAGAATTGATTTGAATACTGCCATTCGTTCATTATAGAGGACTCCATTCTTTTGAAGTAATGTTAGAAACTCATCTACTCATATACCAGTAATAATGTTTGATGATATTTTGCATCGGTGTTTCGAGAGCGTCATACGCATCTTTATCCATAATTCCAATAAGAATATCTGTGTAATCTTCTGGCTCCATAAACTCTTTACATAACTCCAAATAATCCTGCCCAGATTGAGGAGGATTTACGGGTACACCAGCTATTGTATAAGGCCAGTCAAGTGGAAAGTTGTTCTTATCTCTTGTGTTATTACAATTAAGAGGAAATTGAATAATCTCCGCAGACATCACATCTTCTCCACTCTAACAATAACAAACCTTGTTCCTTGATAGTAACCAATTTCCCATAGATTAGAGGATACATTATATCGTTTAATCATCACTTTGTCTCCAGGATTGGCTTACCTATTAGTTTATGTGACTTAATCAAAGAGAGGAAAGAGATAGCATCTTGCATAGTAGAAAACTTTTCTCTGTGCTCAACAATAAACCCGTCACTGTTCTTTATCTGGTATGTAACACGAACGGACTTCTGATATCTCATTGTATCCTCCACTGTTGAGTGTTGTATTATTTATTAGTCTTGCTAAGAATAATACAAAGAATTGCCCATAGCAGATCGTATTCTGCCATTACCATATTGTTTGTGCAGGCAAAATATCCAGACAGAGCCATGAATAAGATGCCGATTATTTCCCAACCTGTAGATACCATTTTATGCAGCCTCCATTACTTTGTTGTATAAATATATTGTCCGTCGCGGTACGCCAATACCCACGGACTCTATGATCCAACAAGGAGACCACAGCATGGATATTTACGATCCCATTGGGAAAGCACTAGGCTTATCACCACTAGAATTTGATTATGGACTACCAGATATAGTTCCTTTCTCTGAGCCATTTTCCGGTGAAGCTCATATAAGATATGGTCAAAAACACACCGAAGAAAGTCGTCATCTAATGTCCCTCGCTAATAAGAAGAGGATAGAAGAAGGCAGACATCATTTTGGCAGAGAACATACTCAGCGTCAGCTTAAAGATGGTAGACATCCTTTCTCTAATAAAGAGAATCAAATCATAGCTGGACTTAAGTCCGGAAGTCTTCCAAGATCCCCAGCACAACTCGATCATTTGCGTAAAATTCAACGAGATGGTGCTAAAAGAGAATATACATGTCCTCACTGTGGAAAGATCGGAAAAAGTAATATTATGCAGCGCTGGCATTTTGATCGATGCAAACATCGTTCACTTCCTTAACATGAGAACAACTGCGACGAAACCCGAAAGAAGTACAGTTACAGGAAAGAGCGCCAGTATCAGCCATTGAGACTGTATATTGTTTACCATTCTTTCCAGGGATACAGACATATTTTCTGTTATTATCGCTATTTCGTGAAGCGGCGACACGCCAGCCATTAATGATATTGTCTTTGAATAATACTCTAACATTTCCGTTGTCCTCTCTTAGACAGAACCAATCATCAGATAACCAAGGGAACCGAGGCACAATATCCCCAGTATAGTCGCTGTAAGGACTAATAAT